AAAGGCGCGGGCCTTTGTAGCGATTTCTTCGTCTGACAGACCCTGCAGCTCGTTCCACTGACTTTGTAGGCGCTCATGATACTGATCGAAATTCTTCACTCCCTTGTCATTTGCATTGTATTCAAGCTGAAATTCCCCAAAATCGATTGGGATGACATTACTGATTTTTTTAATTACAACCATAAAAATTCTCCTTTCAAAAAGAAAAAGGCGTGATATTTCACGCCCTAGCCTTATCCTGGCACGACAGCCGACTTCTTAGGAGTGCGGCGCCATACGATCTTAAACTTGATGCTTTCATTTTCAGAAGCTTCACCGTCTCCGATTTCAATTTCAGAAAGACGGGCCGGACCTTCGTATTGGGTCTTCCCTGTAGAATCAACTTCTTTGTACCAAACTAAAAGATCATCGCCCACCGCGTCCTGTTTATCCGCGATAAAATTCTGAGCTTTGTCGTCTGTATCACGAAGGCCTTCGAAAGAGCGCCCACGTCTCTTAGAGACAACGAGCTCTTCCTGTGTTCCGTCACCTGCGAAGTCTGCGAAATCGTCTGTCTCTTCGTCGTTTTCAGGAGATGACTCTTTAATTCCTTTTGCAATCCAGAGGTACTCTTGAGCAGTTGGCGGAGTATCAGGAGTCGCTTCCTTGTATGGTCCGATGTAATGTTTACGTTTTACGTTTTTGTTCTTTACCATCTATTATTCTTCCCTTTCTATTTCAAGGCTGGCAGTAACGTCCAGCAAGTAAATATAAAAGCCTTGCTCATCTAAGTCGTTTAAGTACGGCTTATCAACTGCAAGGCCTAAAAAATTGTATGACTTGTTCTTGCTTGGCAAATCCAAGTCCATTTTTGACAAGGCAGCGTTTATCTGCCAGAGTATCGTATTGTTTAAAGCTTGGTCTCTTGACTTGATCGCAATTTCAAAAGGCAGGCTGACTGTCTGTGTTCCAGCCATATCCTCGTCCTCCACTTTTCCTCCTGGCAGAGGGTAGATTGCCAACCCTTCCTTTTCGTCCAGATATCCGAGGGCGGACGGAATTTTTGATTGAATGCTTTTGATATGCTCAAGCAAGACCTCTGAAAAGTCATTATTCTGCATTATTTCACCCCCATGGCTCGCAGCCCGACTTCTGCCCATCTTTGAGCATAGATTGGCACGGCTTTTTTATCCCATCTAGGACCCGTTCCAGGCGTCGGCTTTTGGCTCAGTAATCTTTCTTTGTTTGCAAAGAAGAACTTTCTCTGCTTGTCTGAAAAGAAGCCTTTCCGTTTCCGGCCGTAATACACGATTCTAGCGTAAGGCTGCGCATACACGATAGAATCCTTTCTGACATGGCCGCTAGCTCTCAGTATCCCTATTCTTTTCGGAACGAACGGATCCATGTCCAACATCGCCTGATTAGCTATGGCCAGCTTCCCTTTTGCGAAATTCTCCGGAGAAACTTTCTTTTCGACGCCCTTTAAGTCAATCTTAATCGAAACACCACCCATTAAATCACCTCGATTTCGTAAGCCAGAAGCTTCTTAGTGAACGGATGATATTGAGGGATAATACTGCGGACAATGTAGAGTGTGCCTTTATCGTCAACAACACCGCCTATAAAGCTCTTGTCGAGTTCTACAGGACAGTATTTATGATATACAATCACTGTCGATGGCTTATTTTCGCTCTGGTGATTGCCTGACCCTGTCTGAGAAAACGTCCTATCAAATTTGCACGGAGAGAGCAAAAGAGGCTCTGAATAAGTCTCTTTTCCCCAATCGTCCTTGCTCAATTTTTTTTGAATCGTTACGGAATCCGGTAGCATTCGTTTATCTATCATAATCAACCCTCGCAAAGCCAAATCCAGCCAATCTTAGCCAGTTTTCAGCATCTCTAGACAGATTGTATCTTTCAGCCAACGAAAGCGTCTGGGCGCTGTTTTGATTGCCACCGCGATAGCTGACAGAGGTCCGCCCAACGGTCATGCTGGCCATTGCTTGCTTGTCCTCAGCAGTCATGATCCCTGAGCTATCCAAATAAGCAATCTGGAAAGCCGTAGCACGTTTGACAGCCTTTTTCCGAGCATCGTGGTCGCTATCGAAGCTATTGCGAGAGTAGAAATCCCGAATATACGCATTGATAGCGAGTTCTGCACGCTTCAGCAATTTGTCAAAATCGCCATCCACATCAAAACCCAATTCTTCAAGCTCATCTTTTGTTAAGTAGGTCATCTATTCACCTCCTCATGAGGCGGTATCGGCCGCCTTCGCATTCTTAGCTTCTTCTTCGATGCGCTCTAAGCCATCTTCGTCGAACGCAGCCTTATACATTTTGTTGATTTTGTCCGCTTCGCTTACTTGCAAGTCATAGACTTTTCCTTCGTCAAAGTGGCGATCAGATTGGACCAGGTAGAAATTTGCCTTAGCTTTAAATTGTGCCATTTAGTTTATTCCTCCTCATTGCCTTTTTCTAAAAGGGCCGCAAGATCCTTTTTAGTAACCTTCCCCTCTGGAAGTGGGATAGAGCGCTCTTCAAGAAGAGCTTTTAATTCATCCACAGTCATTTTACTGTAAGGATCAGAGACAGAATCTTTTTCCTCTTTCTTTTCTTCGAACCCATCAGCGATCAATTGAATTTCAAGTTCACTGCCCTCTTGGACGGTGTAGACCTGATTGTCTTTCTCGTACTTCTTCATGTTTTACCTCCCTGTTAAGCTGATTTGTGAGATACATAGACACCATCTTTTTTAGTTTCCAGGACAAAAAGGTCGTGGTAAAGACGGTTTTGGTACAGATAGCCATCGCCTTCAGTGTGTTGGCCAGGAGCGAAAAGATAGATTGAGTTGAATTTAGCCTTCGCGATAACTGCTGGCTTAGCAACGATCAAGAAGTTGATATCTTTACCATCTGAAGCTTTGACAAAACCTGTCGTAAAGTCAAACTTAGTTTTGAAGCGCGCATCGTCCCAGACTTCGATGAGTTGAACTCCATCAAGCGAAGTGACACGGGTATCAATACCTTGAGGCGATGTAGTAGCGATTGAACGTGTGAACTCTTTAGAGCGCTCTAAGAAGTCCATTACCTCGCTAGAAACATACATAACGATATTTTGGGCGCCGTATTTACGAACCGGCAAGAGGGCAGCTTTCAATTTGGTGTAGATGTTCACTTCTGACAAGTCATCTTCAGACTTAAATTTTGTTTCTGTGATTGCTGTCGTAGCCAGCTTAGAGAAGCGGTAAGCGTCAACTTCTGGAGTTGCGTGCTCTGTGATGAATGTATTGGATACGTTGGCAGCTGAAAGCTCCTGGTTTGTTTCGTCTACGTCTGCTTTGTCCACGAAGAACTCAACGTCACGGTCAAAGCCGAGAGTGTAAACTTTTTTGTCGTTTGAAACTGTACCAGCGTTATAGCCTTTAGAGCGTGTGTGTGCCTTATAGCCTGTTACAGAGATTGTCGGCAATTCGAACGACTTAGCGCCCAACCAGTTTACCTGCAGTGTTTCCAAAATGCTTGTGAGAGCGCCTTGCATCAATTTCTTTTCAAACGTGCCCTCATGTTTAGTGATGTAGTTAAGTGTCATTGATTATTCTCCTATCAATTTGTTAGTCCTAGAGCCTTCAAAAAGGCATCTTCTTGGTTCGTTCCAGCCGTTGGATTTCCTCCAGCTGAAAATGTCGGCTTCTTCTCTTCAGGTTGCTCTGTGCGACCAAACTGAGGATATTTCTGCAACACTTGACCAATAGCGTCCTCGATAGACACCTCATCGGATACCAAGCGCGCAGACAGAGTGATGACATCGTCAACAGACTCAGCATTTACTCCCAGAGTCAGAGCTGACAGCTTCGCTTCCAGATTTTTCTTATCTGACAAAACCTGCTCCAGCTCTTTCTCTTTAGCAGCAAGCGCCTCTGACTGTTTCTCAGCCTCGCTCTTTTGCGAGTCTTTCCACTCTTTGAGTTGTTGGAGCCCTTCCTTAGCACTTTTGACATCTTCGAATCCTAGGCTTTTGAAGATTTTCTCTTGCGCTTTCTTGGCCTCTTTAGATACAAGTCCGTTCACTTCTTCCTGAGTGAATGTCTTGACAGGTTGCTCTTGAGTTTGTGACTCAGTATTTTCTCCAGCATTAACTGGCTGGTCAGTTTGTGTTTGAATGTTTTCTGGCATTCTTCTGTCCTCCTAAAATTAGGTATTATCTTCCGTTCTTTACCGCCTGCGGATAAAGGCAAACAAAAAACCGCATCGAATTTGAGGCGGTTTATAGCGGTTTAATCCAGCAGATCAAGATGTTAGATGGCTTCCTAAATAGTATCTAAAATATTCAGATACTCTAGTTCTTCGTAAGTTTCTGCAAAAATATCAGGTTTACATGGATAAAATTCACCCTGCACGCCTTTGATGATATAATCGCCTGTTTTTGCGACCATGACTCCCTCAAGTGTTTTAATCTCACACCATGCGGGATTTTTATTCCACTTGCCATTATCGTGAACGATAATCTCATTCCTTGTCACTGCGTCCCAAAACCAATCTTCTTCAATCAAACAACGTTCATTAAGCTGAACTGCCTCAATTACTACAGGTTTTTTACGGTATTTCATTTATTCCCCTTTCTTATTGAAAAAAAACGCATTGTGAGTTATAATTAGGTTAAGAAAGAAGTGTGGTTTTCCCGCCCAAAAAGCCTTAGAGCTGTGGGAGAGTCACACTTCTTTTTATTTCCGTCCAAAAATATCTATAATCTCATCACCTTCTACCAAAATAATATTATCAACCCATCGTCTATTATGGTTTCTGTAAATTCGTCCTATTCTTTCAAGTGCACCACTGACGTCCATTTCTGTTTTTGTGATGTCAATAACAAAAGAGTGCGCTTGCTTTTTCTGTCCTTTAATAGCCGTATCAATATTATTTTTGCCAACCCCTTCTATTTCTTTTGCATCATAGCGAACGCCGTCAATCAAATAATCTGGTACTGGTATACCGCTAGGGTTTTCTACTTTAGGATTAAGCTGCACATGTCTTCCTAACTCGCTAGCAACTAGATGCGCAAGTTCTCTTTCTCTTCTCGATGGTTCAAATTTAACGTTATGCCCATCGACTTGATATTTCTGGCCGTTATGCTCCCAGAAATTCATTTCTGAGACCTTAGCTTTGCTAGGGTCTGCATTTGACAGCCATTTCTCTTTTACAGAAACATAAGACTTATTACCAGCAGGTTTGACGCCTGCTGGTTTTTCGTTTTTCTTAAAAAGTCTCTCTCTGGCCTCATCCCGTTTCAGGAAGGGGTGCTTATCAATGTAATCTTTCAAAGCAGCATTCTGAGTACCTATCTTGCTCTTGTACTTGTCTATCAGCTCTTTATCGCCTAATTTCTCAGCGACGTGGAGCTTTTCCTTGTTCGCTCTGATAGACCGTTCCAGAGCCCTCTGCTTAGCCTCTGCGTTGGCGTTTTCGATTGCTTGCTCTGGCGTTATCTCTGCCACGTCCTCTCCCAAATCAGGCTTGTAGTTTGCTCCTGGAATGAAAGGCGTCAGCATGTGGCCGCAGTGAATACCGAGGCAGCCGCCAGGCTTACCATATCCGTAATCTTCCAAAGATAGAATACGCTCGCCATTTTCAGTCCGAGCTGGTCCGTAGGTTACTATCTGATGTTGCAAGGGAGCGCACATCTCACGGGCAGAGCTTTTTTTAGAGTAGTAAAAAGTATCAATGCCCAGCTCTTCAGCCGGTCTCGTTCGCATTTCCCGAAAAGTTCGATAGGTGGTCGTCTTGATAACCATCCGTGCGTAATTGTCTATCTTCCAGTTACGCCCAGCGCTGTCCTTGAAGCCTTGAAACCCTTTCTCTTGCCACTTCATGACCGTATCAGAGATAGCCTTATCGGCCGTAGAGAAGCCAGTCACAACTCTGGCGACAGATTGCTCCACAATGCCTTGATAAGCGCCAATGACGGCTTTAGGTAAGGTTGTGTTGATTAGATTATGGATATCTCCGACAGCTTGACTGGCATAATCAGCAAGAATTTCTTGGATGTGGTTGCTATTTCCTGCAGGTCCACGACCTAAATCCTCTAGAAGCTGTTGTTTTGTGTCTGTGTAGAGCTTTAGGCCCTCATTTTCGACAATGTAGCGCAACTGTTCTTCAGCGACTCCCGAATATTCAGAGATTAGCTTCAGGTTTTTCTCGTTGAGCATGTGCATCTGTTGCATTTTCTCGAGCTGCCAGATGTACGGTTGCTTATCAAGATAGACCGTGCCACGCTCCGTCACACGTTCGACCACGTTGTCAAACAAGTCCAAGGCTAACTGGTGATAGATGTCTGCGACATTGCTAGCTTGCAGCATCAGCTGCTCATCATTAAATTGGATCGGTGGTCTCTTCTTTCCTTTCATTTAGCATCCTCTCTAGCAATGTTCCTGGTCTTTCCATGAAGAGCTTAGCAGGGTTTGGAGCTAACGAGAAAATCCTTAAAATTCGGTTCATTTAATCACTCCCCATAGATATCAATATCCTCTTGCGTTCGCTGGCTGTTGGCCGTATCCATCGTCTCCTGATTGATTGCCTGAATCATCTTCTTAGCGTCAGCCTCTGACATGTTAAAGGCCTTCTGGATAGCGTGGGCCTTGCTGACAATGCCACTAGCCAAAGCTTTAGTCCAATAGTCAAGCTCGTTGTTCTTGTCAGTGAAGACACCATCATCCAGATTGATTGCAATCTTCTCCATTTGAGGAATTGGGCCATCGTATAGCTCGTAAAGGCTGCCAAGCTCACAGATTGAAATGATCAACTCTTTCAGCGATTGCTCGACCAAGCTCACAATACTGTTTCGCATTTGGTAAGTATCAGAGTTTTCAGAGACTACCTCTGTCGCAGTCTTCAAACTCTGGCCGTCAAACGTAAACATTCCGGCAGACACACCTAAAAGCATTTCAAAAAGCGCTAGGCCTTCGTTGATGCTCTTGATATAGTCATCTGCCCTGATGGCTGTTGTGAGGTCAGTGATGTTTCCGCCGTCCATATCACTATTCGACAAGCGCAAGTAGACATTTTGCTCAGCGTCAAAGCGCTTGACAATGTTAATATCACCGTTGTCAGAAACCATTCTAGTTTCTGTCAGATTCTCAGGAACGGCCACTCGACGTTGACCCATCTTGACTTCCCATTTAAACTCGTCGTAAGTAGTATTGATAAAATCAATCGTACTCTTGGCATTATCGAAGATAGATAGACCAAGAGGCGAATTGATATCCTTGTTGTTCATCCCTGGAGGTTTTAGGTAAGAAAAAAGCGGTCTCGTTAGGCCGTCAAGTTCAACTTGTTCTTCTAGATCCTCATAGACTTCTGCCAAAGGCACACGCACGCCAACTTGTTCAGAGCTTTCAGACCTGTATAGCTCATTTGAAATGATGTACTTTCCATCTTTGGCCCATTCGTGAAACTCAATCAAGGTGTAGTAGATGTTTTTCTGACCTGCGGCCTTAATCGTTTTAGTCACGATAGCAGCGCTTGAAACATCCTGTGTATTGCTCTGCAATGGCAGAAAGACAGGCGCTTGAATGAATGACACTCGCACTCGTCCATTGTCTACATAAGGCCGCATAGCAAGACCACCCAGGGCTAAACAGCTCTCAAGATAGCGCTCAAAATTCTTGTTAAAGCGGTCATTCTTCAATGTTTCTTGGATAAATGCGTCTGCTTGTTCATCATCCAATTTGATTGTCGCCTGTTCGTTAAAGACCAAACTAGCAATCTTCTTGGCAGCAGTTCGACCAATTGGCAAATGCGTCGCTTCTCTTTGCTTCTTGATGCCGTCCGTGTTTATGTAGGTTATCTTCTCAATGTTGCTCTGGTAGTATCTTAGGTTTTCGTTAATTCGTCGATACTCTGCGCTTGTGACCGCAATCTTAGGGTGCTCCGTGATGCTTGCGAGACTTTCTGTAGTCATTGCGTACTGTCCTCTCTTAAATAGATTTTTGACAAATTGTATAATGCCCATTTATCGGCTCCTTGTTGCTAAAAATTAGCGTAACGCTTATAAAATACGTTCACACTATATCTAAATTCGTCCATTGCGTGGTTGTCTTTGTCGATCGGTTTCCCATTATCATCCCGGCTATAAAGACCAATCTCTTTCAAAAAGTGATAATGATCATACTCTTCTTCTGAATGGTTGATAAGTAGAAACTGACCTGACGAAATGATATTCTGGCCACGCTCAATCCCAACCTCGATGCCTTTTGCTTTGCTGCTAACATCATGGGCATTGTTTAAGGCTCCTCTTGTCCGGATGCCTAACTTGTGCAATTCCTCTCGTAAGGATCTACAGGCCGGGTCAATCCAGACGTCAGTATAGCGCATTTGATACTTGCTAACACACCACTGGATGAATGCTCGAAGCTCGACAGCGTAGGTAGACATAGCCTTGACTTGGCCAGTCTCAGCTCCGCTATGATAGTAGTGGGCTACACGATTGAGTCTGAAGAAAGTCTTGTTGCCCTCTCTATGCTTAGTAACGATGTTACAAGCCATTGAGGTAGCGTCAGATTGTCCACCATCACCCGTAAAATACATTTCAACGGGTTCGCCTAGCAAACTGTCCTTGATGTTCTTTTCGAGGTCAAACAGGCCGTATATGACGCCCTGAGGCATCACCCTCTGGCCGAGCACATCTCTCTTATAGAGATAAGGATTCTTTTTCAGCGATTGAATGATGGATTGCTTCCGTTCTTCGGACAAAATCGGATTGTCATCCATGGTCCAATGGGTCCAGCGTGTATTTTGGACATCAAATACATCTTTAATCACTGGATGCTGAGGTGCTGGTGGGTTTAGGTCAGCTAGATGATACCTGAGTTTAGCCGCCCAGGTCCGCCTAAACGCTTCCTGAATAAAATCCATATTCAGTAGGTTGATTTCACAAAAGACTACCGAGCCTAAAGACATACCAGTGATAGCACCTACACTGTTGGCTTTACCGCCTCCTTTGTAATAGACGCGCTTGGTGCCGTTCGGTGTATCAATTAAGAGGTGGTCTCCGTGCTCGTCGTGCTTGATTTTGCAATTACCATCAAAGATGTGCATCAAACCTGTGCCGTCGCCGTCGATAAAAAGGCGGTAAGCTTGCTCTTGATTATATGCAGCAATGAGATGATTCTCGTCGGGCGACTCAATCAAATACCTGGCATAGCGAAAATGACCAGCGGTTGTTTTACCGCTTCGAGGGGGGCCCTCGTTGACTTCTAATTCATAATTAAAAGGCCTGCGAATGATGTCAGCTTGTTTTCTCGAAAACTTAATCTTCAACTTCGTCACCGCCTTTTACCGCATCCAAAAGGGCCGTCATGAGACTGGTGTCAGACTTAGAACCTTGATTACTTTCGATTTTGATTTTGAGCAATTCAATCTCTTGTCTGATTTTATCGTCTGTCAATTTCAAGTCCTTCCAAGTCATGCTATTCATGCCATCCAAAGCTGAAAGAAAAGCGTTAGAATTTGCTTGTCTGACGCCGTCTCGCTCAATGCTGGCTCTGGCCTTGTTCTTCAGCCATTCATACTCATTGAAAGCCTGCTCTCTGGACCACAAGGACATGTTAGAGAACTGTTTAAGGAGTTCTCTATACCTTGACAAAACCTTTACATTTTGAAGTAAGACGGCTGCTTTGCTGTCAACGCTACTATCTAGCCATTTTTTAGATGACGGATAAGCCTGCCTATATGCTTGTCTTTGAGATAGTCCGGAAATTATCCCTTGGACAAACAATTCTTGTTTTGGGGTTAATTTATCCACTCACTGGACTACCTCCTTTCCGACAAAATAAAAAGCCACTCGTTGAGTGACCGTATGCGGTAAGTGGGTGCCTCCCCCACCAGAGCCTTATATAGCGCTACTTTACCTCTGTCCTACAGGTTAATCAGCCTAAATCTAATTACCGCCCTATACCTCTATCGCGATAGCTATTCGCAGAGACATAATGGAAACAGCAGGATTTGAACCTGCGACCAAACCATCTCAAACCTAGGATTTTCAACGAGATGGAGGAGTCAAACCTTATGTTTCCGAAAAATGAGAGGGGAGGGCTCGAACCTCCAAGGCCATTACAGCCCCCTGACATTACAGGTAACCATCTACCAATTCTGAGACCTCTCTCTTCAATTCTTGATACTACCATTCTAGCAGATTTCACGATTCATGCTCACTCACTTTAGCTCACTTTACCTATGATTGTTTCTTCTAGCTCAGACTCGGCCTGTTTGCGCAATCTGTAATAAGTTGCCTTACTAATTCTCAAATTGTCGCAAATATCCTCAATATAGGTCTTAGTAATGTAAGTCATCCTGAGAATAGACCTGCTCTTTGGATTTTTCAGCTGATTGATCAGTCGGCCAAGCTCGAGTTTCCTGTTAATAACCTCTTTAGTATCCTGCTCAATCGCTTCTTTCATCACGATGAGCTGGGTGTAAACATCATCAACCTTTCTCGTCTGGCCGCCTCGGACCTTAACATCCGACCATTTGGGACTTGAGAGCAAGCCTGCCTCAAGCTCGTTTATTTCGTCAATCCTGCTTTGAATGTCCATATCAAGATTTTGTAGCTCATTCAAGAGCTCTTTAGCCTTGTTCACTCTCTGTCTCCTTTTATGATATAATAATCTTATTGTGATTTTAGCTGAGGCAGAGAGCGCCTTAGCTTTTTTTAATGCGCAAATTCGTTGACCAGATCGCTAATAAAGAGCTTCCAGTCGGATTCTCTAAAGGTCAGGAAACGATCTGCAGTAATATTTCTAAGCTTTTTATAAAATAACATCTTTAATTGGATTGATTCACCAACAGTTAACAAGATGCCAGGAAAGCGATGCACTGAATGCATTCTATTTCCGTATCCTGAAATATCTAAATGTATTAACGTTTCTGGATATAAATGCCCTATATTAGCTTCGACTTCGAACCTCACTTTGACTTCTTCCATAATTGGAATTTCGTTAAAAATCGGTCGCGCAGAAAACGTTGGCAGCGAAGTTTCTTTTCTTTTTCTTCCTGAGTACGGATATTTACAAGGTTTCATGTTGGTCACCTCTCAATTCCGTAGTATTTATATCCGCATGACACACAGCAAAAACCGTAACGGTTAAAATATTCATCAAATACTCCAATCTTGCTATCACATATAGGACAATGTGTTCTACGGTATCTTCGCTCTTTGCTCAGGCCATTCAAAATTTTCTTTTTGCGTTGACGTTTATTCATGGTCCCCCCCTAAAGTTCAATACCCTCAATTTCTGCCCGCTGCTCTAAAATTTTGAGATATGCGCACATAGTACAGTGTTGGGCCTCAATCAATTCAATGGGACAAGTCGGTTTAAAGTCTAGTGTGCCTGCATAATAATGACTAATCATTGTTCCTAATTTATTAGCACGTTCCTTTAATTCCTTGTATTCATCAATCATTCTGTGTTTATAATCACTCATCTTAATTACCTCTTTTCTTCAAATATTTCAGTCTACAAATGCTCCTTAAATAAACAAACTAGCTAACCATATCAAGAATGCACAAGTAATAATTTTCGAAATACTGCTCTTTACAGCATACGAATAATCCTCTTCAGATTCTTTTTTGCTAGATAGCACAGGGAAGATGAATGATAGTAGTGCATCCATCCCTAACGCTTGCCAGACTGTAATTTTACCAACTGGAACGATCGTTGTGATAATTTCATTCCATCCGTACTGAACAACGAACGGCGATACAACGATTACAAATAGCGTACCAATGATAATACCTATTTTTTTAGATTTCATCTTTCACCTCCTCGATTTCCACACCCTTGCAAGAGAAAACCCAACCGAAACCTGCTTCTTCCAGCTCTTTGCGGGTGTGCTTTGTGCGGTAAGGTTTTTGATCAGTAACTGCACCAAAGAACCATTTATCAAGCTTCTTATTATAGCTAAGACAGCCATTAATACGATTCATGCCTACAACCTTCACCAAATATCGCTTCTCTTTCTCGACCTCGTAGCCGTCAAGCCAAGCACGAGCGACTTTGTTGTAAGCATTCTGTTCATTCAGCAACCAATCACTGTATTGTTTATTAAAGTTCTTCTCTCTGAGCGCATCATATAACGTAGCGTTCTGTCCTTTGTAATACTCGATAATCTCCGCTACAAACTGCGGGATTTTGACCTTTTCTGGTTCGTCAAGTTGTTCGATAAGTTCGATGACTTTCTTTTGTTGTACAAAGAGAGTTTTTGAAAAAAACGTTTCAACCGTCATTTCATTAATTTTATTAATAACTTCTTCTTTATTCATCTTCCCGCTCCTCTCAAATAATCAGGGATTTCATCCCCTACGCTCAAGCTCTCGTATTGCTCTTTTGTCACAAGGAATTTGCCGTACGGCCCGGCTGTGACCGTGTAGCGACCGTCGATAACTTCTTTATCCGTGATTCTGCCGTGCATTTCAGCACCAGCATTGTCGGCCCTATGAATCGTAATTAATTTTCTAGCTTCGAGCTGCTCTACTCGCTCGTTAAGCCTGTTAATCTTGATGATTGCTGCCATCAAGATCGCTAGTAAAATAACGATGCTGAAAATAAAGATTCCGTGCTCTCTCATTTCAAATCCTCCTCAGCTTATCTTATGACTTTCCAGATCTCCGAAATCCTGACCATAATTGACAAAATAAGAGCCAATCAGGATTGCGTCAGCTTCATCGTCTTTGACGTTCAGGTCGAATTCATCAGAAACCTTAGCTACTGCCTGCAGCTTCATTGATTTCTTGCTGCGGTCCTTATAGCTAAATTGCCAGTATTTGCGCCAGGTCGACACGTTCACAAAATAAACATTGTCAGCAATCAATCGTCCAAGGATAATTCCAGTCACAATTCCAATACTGATCATAGATTGTTGATTTGGCCCCATGACCGTGTTCTTCTCGACCACGATTGACTCGAAGGGTTCATCATATTTCTGCAAGGCTCTTGATTGAATCGCTCTTAACTCGCTAGCCATGAAGCGCCCACGCTCAAAGAAAGACTTGCTTTTATGTTTTAAGACACCACTTTGGACGAGGTTAGAGCCGTGAAATACGGCCCAGCCTGTCGCAGTAGTTGAAATGTCTAACGATAATGTCAGAGATTTCATTGCAGTTCTCCCTTGATACCGCAAAGATCAAAGAGATTCCGCTTGTTGTTTTCGATGAACTCAAAGAACTTCTGAAGCTCGGCCAAGTGGCGTTTTTCTCTCTTGACTCCAAGGCTCGTATGATACTCTGTTGGCGTTTTCGGTGTTACCCTGATGTCTAGCCAGTAGAGTGGCTCGAACACGTCGCCGTTCGTATCAAGAGAAGCATCTGCATCCGTATTTCTGAAATGCATCTGCATATCATATTCAATCTTGTTTGTAATCGTGATGTTCTTATCTACGATTTCTAGTGTGATACTTGTTCCTGGGATGTCGATTTTATTTAGCATTTATTTTTCTCCTTTATGCGTGTTTTGTATTTTTGTTGATTTCTACCAGCCATTTATCTGCAGCTTGCTGGATTTCTTCTGGAGCTGATAAATTATGTTTTCCCCTAATTTGAACGATTCGGCCATCCTTGTATTCCAAAGTAAAGAACGGTTTGTCTGGTTCATCTTTTGACCTAACGAATATGATTGTTGTTTTGCCGTTTGCATGATCTTGAGTGTATCTAGCGCTGCCGACACAATGTGACAGTGCCTTCCCTTCCAAAATCAATTCTCCGGAATTGTAGGCTGGTTTAAAGAGATACTGGTCTATCACTTTCTCGTATTTGGCCAAAGATTTCTGGCGCTTCTCGAACTTGCGCTGTTCAATCTCGCTCTTGTGCTGAATAAGCAATTTAACTGCATTGTCATGCGCTTTGACCAAATCTTTTGGCATGATGAGATTGTCAGTATCGATAGAAACATTGAGCTCGTTCAACATGCTGATATAGTCTACATAGTAATCAAAATTAACTTTGTTTTTTAAGAACCAATTCTGGAACCTGTTCATTTTGGCAGCTTTTGGGATTTTGTTGATATCTTGATAAGTCAAGACTTTTTCAATTCCAGGAACAAGCTTTCCGCCTCGTGATTTGATTCGACGTTCTAGCTCATAATCTCTGAAGGACCTATCTGTATTTTTAAAAAATCGCTTATTTTCATGAAGCCATTTTTTTGTGATAACTCGGCAGTCAACCGCTTTTCTTGCATGCCATCCGTCATAATCAATAACATCATAAGCAAGATCTGTGGCCATTCTCCAGGCATTTATTTTCTGCAAAAACTCGATTTCGGAGCGGTATTTATACATGTGTGGCAAATGGTAATAGCGCATCCCTGAAGGGAATTCTAAATACTTCAATTCAGAAATATCTCGAATCTTATTCTCCCAGTTATTCTCAAAAAATATTGTTCCTGAATATGCCCCTTGACCTGAAAAATTGGGAGTCAGGCCAGGAGCGTAGACTCCACATCTTTCGGTTAACTGTATCACCCGATTTTCGCTCATCTGTTCAAAATTTGTCAGTTGCATCCTGATAGATTGCTTGCCGTTTATATATTGCGACCAGAAGCCGTAAGATTGAATTTCAATCCGTTTGCTAGTCACGAGAACAATTGCAAAACTGTGAAATTTATCATAAAAATCCAACCTGCTCGACTTTGTCAGCCATTTTTCGATGACCATACAACCCGTCCGGTCGCTCTGAATCGTTTGAGATTTGTTAGACCATTTGATGGTCGGGATCTGCGAATAGCACCAGTCGAAGAATTTTTGGGGCGGTTTCAAACGTCCATCAATAATTTTTTGATTTTTTATCATGCTAATTCTCCGAATAAATCGAGCTGACCGTCAATAACATTTTTCTGTTTTTTGACTTTTTTAGATTTTGGTTTTTCAGGTTGTTGGCCGACTACTACAGTCGCATGGATAGCCTCGACCTTTTTAGTTTTGCCAGTAAAATACTTATAGACCCAGCCAAATACAGTAGAGTCGTCTACCATCGCACAAGATCCCGACTTATAGCTTTTAGCTTGATTTGCACAATATTTCAAAGCTTCTTTGATGGATTTCTTGTCGGCCAAAACCCCTTCAAAGAGTTTCTCGTCTTCTTGATCACAAATCCAATTGTGGATAGCGTCCTCAGCTGGTCCATGGTCCTTCTTCATTTCCTCTAGTAACTTGGCCAGGGCTTTTTCTTTGATTCCATTCATGTTATTTCAAAAAATGCGACTGCCTCTGTTGTTGTGAGTTCGGCTAAATACGGGCAGTCGCTCGTCCCAGGGCACATAACCTTTACTGACGTTTTCTAGTTCGCAGTTTTACAAGAATACACGGCTTGTTTAATTTTGAGTTGTTTCCATTTTGGAAATAGTTAGTTTTGGGTTATTTTGCTTTTTCAACAGCAAACATATCCTCGAATTCATCTGTCTGCTCTTTGAACTTCATCGGGCTGTCCCCTCTGAAATAAAATCCATTGTCATCCAATTCACCTTTGACACCTGTCGCCCAGGACAAGAAGATCGCTTTTTGACAATCAGGGCAATTCATGAATGTAAAGTAAGATGGGACCTTCCACCGCTTCACACATCCACAAAACGGGCATTGTAAATCGGCATCTACCTTCTCGCTTGGATTCTGCGGAATCGCTGTACTTCCGCTGAATTTAGCAATCAGCTTGTCTGTGTCTAACTCGATATTGACAGGCTTAACTTCAGCCAGCCCTTTTTCATCGATTCTTAAATCGGCATCTGTGTTCTCAGACTCTGTCTGACTCAAATCCTCAAGAATTTCGTCAGACCCTGTGACCATCTGATAGGCTTTGAATAAGGTTTGATAATCAAGCCCCTGCGCTCGTTCAAAGCTCAATTTAATATCATCTTGTTCAATATAGATTTTCATTCTTTCCTCGCTTTTTCAAATTTAATAATCACTTTCAATCCAGTCACTCGCTGGATTTCTTCGTCTGAAGCATCTACTTTCAGCAGCTTCAGCGCGACGTCTTCCATGCTGTGAAATGATCCGATATACTCGTCAAAGTTTCTGCACGTTCCGCAGTAATCTGGTTCTTCGTAGCGATCCAGCGTGTACCAGCCGCCTAGATGGTTCTCGTAGAGATAGATCATCAAACCACCTCCACACGTTGACTCAACGCCTTCGTTTTGCAGTATTCGCAATGACCGCACGGCTTCGCCTTCTCTTCGCCTCGCTTGACCTTATCAAGATGCTGAATCAGCATAGACAGCTCAGTCAGCTCGTAGCCAAGTTTCTCTTGGGTTTGAAAGACAATGGCTCTGGTGTCAGGAGTCGGCTCTTTCGTCACCGCATAAATGATCGGCGTGAATTCCTTGCCGTACTGGTCTTCCAGCATTTTCTTATATGCTGCCATCTGCAAGACATACCCCAAAGCCTCGAACCAGCGAACCTGAATGTTTCGTCCGCTTGCTTCGTCCTGGACCCAGACCATACTATCAATGTCTGATTTTGTGGTCTTAATATCCACAAAATACCCTTTTTCGACATTGAGACAGTCAATCTTGCCTTTGAATTCCACGCCTTCGATGTTTCCTGTGACAGAAACTTCTTTCTGGCCGACATAGTAGTCCACGAACTGCTTATCAGCTTCTAGCCGCTCAATCATGCGCTGGCCGACCAGAAAGTCTGATTTTAACTGACCTTTGGTTTTTCCAGCTTTTGAAATCATGGCATCTGCGTTTTCGTCCATAAATTTCTTATGTGCTTCCGGACTTTCAAAATAGCTGTGTACCATGTTCCCGACTAAAAGAGCCGTGTTGTCTCTTTGGTCTTCCCATTCTCCTTCCAACTCCGCCAACGCCCGTGCCTCACACTCTCTAAATCGCTTGTATTGCGAGATAGACCAGTAGCGACGGGCAGAAGCTGCCGAATAATAATCTTTACCAAGTAGATCTTGTGTCATTCCATTTCCACCTTCACTGATTTTGACTTCGGCTCAAAACGAACGCCGTGAGAATTAAGCCACTCTTTGAACTGCTCTTTGATTTCCTTTGCGTTCTCTGCTGGGAAAATCAAATCCACAGTAAATTTGTAACCATATTTTTTAGCCACGTTATCAGAAGTTGTATTTTGCGATTTTTGGCCTGTTTCTTGTTCTGTGGTATAATTGCCCTCTGAAACTGTTTCAGGCTCAAATTCGGGCTGGTTTTGGACGTAGGATTGATTCTGAGTGTCTCTCTCTGCTTCTGCTTGCGCTTGTCTGAGTTCATCCGCATCTGCGTGCAGGATATTGATAACATCCAGAGCGGAGCGACCTTCATTGAGCAAATCAACATATTTTTCGGGATTCAAGCCTTTGGCTTCTGCGATAGCTGTCATTTCTTCGATTCGCTGTTTCAGCTTCGCTTCCGCTTTTGCACGATCGGCCAGCTCTTTATCGTCTAGGATTGCTTGCAAGATATCAGCCAACTTTGCCCCTTCGTCATATCTGCGAATGTAGACAGCAGGGCCAAAACCAGCCTTTGCAGCTGCTTCTGTAATCTGGATAAGTCCAGCTTCACGTCGTTGTTTTTTTGCAGCTTCTTCTGCTACTAGGTCGACAATCATCTTAGAGGTTGCTTGATTGATCCGCGCGTTGTCAGCCATAAAACACTTTTTCTTGCTGAGATCGTCAAAGTAAATAGCAAATAACTTGATATCAAGCTCTATGCCGCTTTCTGCGATTGCTGCTTCAAAGGCTTCTTTGACAGTTTCCTTGCGGGCTTCTGTCGCTCTCTCTTCAAATTCTTTAATCTGATTTTTTATGTCAGTCTGCAAAGTTTTGATAGGGTCTAATATACTCTCTACCCACGCCTTTGCTTCATCAAGAGGTTTAGAGTATTCTGAGAGCTGGCTTTTAAGCTCTTGTTCAATCTGGCGCTGAACTCGCCCTAACTCGTCTTTAACCTTGGTATCATCCGACAAAGTTTCTTCTGTCACGATATAGCCAGCATATTTCTTTTGATAAGCTGCTAAAGCTTGTTCCAAAACTTCCTTGCCTTGGATTTCGATTTCGGCGGCCTTTAGAACGAAGCCGACTTCCAAATCCGTGACTGGAACGAGTTCAAGGCTATCCGTTACATCTTTTAATTCTTCAGTCATTTTAGAAATCCTCCCCTTCCAACATGTCCATTTGGCCAGTTCCTGGCTCTTGGTCGATTACTTCGCCTGTTTCTTCGTCAAAATCTGGAATTTCTTCAGCAGGGTAGCTTGTGTCCGTGACTGTCAACTCTTGGTTGATGACCTCTTTTTCTTGAGATTTTTCTGCTTCAGGAGTGGCTTGCGTTCCTAGGATACCGTCCAATGTCTCCGCTGATTGTTCTGGTGTAACGTCCTTTGTTTGTCTGCCGTCTTCGTACTCGTCAGCGATTGTGTTGTTGATGGCTCCAGCGAGTAGGTCACTATCGTCGCTCGTATTGATAAAGAGTTTGGCAGCTCGGTTGATAACTGTACGCATGGCCATCTGATCCGGAAAGTCAATCTGCACATTCTTTGTCTTCGCCTTAGACCAAGATTTGTCAATTTGAGCTTTCGTCATGATTTCGAAAAACTCATCACCATCATTTTTTGAAATAATGCAGTACGCTGCGATGATAGGTTTGTCAGCATTTCGCCAATCGGTCACATGTTTGACCAATTTCTTCCGTCCATTCTCAACTGCTATTTCTAGCTCGTCGCCTTCATAGACGACATTAGCTACGACATCCTTGATATCTTGCAATTGCTTGATTGTCTTCACGGTTCCAAAATACGACATTCTTAATTGCACCTCAGAACCATATTTGATAAAGTAACATTGTTTTTTAGCGGGACTTAACCCTTGGGTCACCATTTCCAGCAATGCATTATAAACACTATCTTGTGTACATTGCTGAAGCAAATTTCCACTGCTGGAGTTTTTCAGCGCATAGTAGGCCGAGCTCAGGGCGTTACTCACGCTGTAGTTTGGAGCAATCAGCAACCCCTCGCCTTTCATGGCTTCGATACGGTTAGCTACGTTTGATGTAACTTGCTTCTGTGTCAATTCATTCGTCATTTTCTTCTTCCTTTCGTTTTTCTAAAATTCCAATTCTCACGCTTCAGGCGCTTATTTTCGCTTCGTAGCGCTAGGATTGTGTCCTGTTGTTCGTTGATGATCTGGCCGAGCTTCTCGCCTAAATTAGCGTAGGCACTGCGCCATTCAGCGATTTCTTCTTCTATTAGCTTCATACTTCGTCACCTACATAAACCCAGCTGCTGCCGTTCCAGACCCAATTTTCAGGATCAGGGCGTTCTGGTTTTTCAATTGGTGGCTGCAGCGCGTCTATCCTGTCGTAATTAAACATGAGCGTACACCTTCCCGAGCTCGAGTACTCGCTTCACATATCTAGCCTTGGATTCTAGCCCAAGATCCAGCAATTCGTTTTTTTCTTCGTGGTTAGCCAACAGCCACACACGATTTTCAAGCTCAACTCTCGTCATCTTCTTTCGCCCCTTCTTCTACCTCTTTGACCATAGTCTTCTTCAAGCGAGCTGTCGCTTCGTCAACTGATTTGCCTTTTAAGACATCGTCTAAAAGATGGCTCGCATCATGCATAGCCTGAGCTTTTGCTTTGGCTGTTTCGTTTTCTGGGAAAAGGCCTATTTCTTGGCCGAGTAAAAAAGCAAGGCTGAAATCGTGCATTTCTCTTTGCAGTTGTTTTACGTGGTTAAGTGTTCGTTGTGCTTTAAACATATTATTTCTCCTTTGCAGCCAACAACTCTTGGTAAAGTTTTAGCAATTTTCCTTGACGTTGCCATTCATCAAAAAGGTGTCTGTACGCCTTTCGAGTCTCTATCAAGTCGTCGTTTAGTTCAATTGCCAACGATCGCCAGCGCTCGGCTTCATCCGGCAGAGTGAGAACCTCTGGTTCTTCCGTGAAAAAGTAATTTTTAATTTTGTCAATTAACCTCATTGATTAAATCCTTTCTGTATAGATGCCTTTTGCTATAACTAAGTAAATATTTTGGTTTGCTAGTGGCTAGTGATTTTTAAATAGCTGTTTTTTGCCAATTTCTGTGATACCAATCAATAACAGCATCCCGTGGGTATTTCTCGCGCTTTCCTTCGATTCTTGGAAAATCCTTGTGACAGTTAAATCGCGAATCGAATGTGCCTGTATCTCTCGTGCCCAGAAGCATTTCTGAGCATTGAGATTTATTTAGCTCCATTGGAAAGTGTCTTGTTTCATCGGTCACAATCGTCATGACCTTTAGCGTTCTGTCCATCAATCCAGCTTCAAACTGGTCTAATAATTGATTCATTAAGTCATTCATGATATAATCCTCTCGTAGAATATTTGTTGTGCGCCCCCTTTTCCCCCCGGGCGCTTTTTTTTTTTTTTTTTTTTTTTTTCTTTTTTTTTTTTATTTCTTTTCTTGAGGCGATCATCGCGGCGTGCATCCCCAGCGCGTTCGCCTCGACGACCTCGCCCAGGCGAGGCAGGTCGCGG